CAGAACTGGTAGTGTTCCCTATCCCGAGGTCGTTCAACTGTGAGTACCTAAGCTATGAGGCACTCGAGAACGTCAAGGACATGTTGTTCTACTCTGGTAAGTACGAAGGGGGGGCAGTATGCGGTAACTGCCCGCACCTCATCGTGTTCGCGAATGAGCCGCCGGATGAGACGAAGTGCTCAGCGGATCGATGGCGCGTTGTCAACATCGACTGATGGATGGGGGCGTGCCGCCCCCAAACCCCCTGCGGTAAAGCAGTTGGGGTTGTTATTTTTAAGCCGGGGGATTACGCAACCCGACTTTGCGGGGCCATCCGGGCGGTTAGACGCACGCCTTGTAGTAGTCGTGCACGAGAAACCCCATTTTACACTGCTGGCCATCTAGGGAGACGCCATTGTTAATACAGACGAGATAGCAGCCGGTGCCATTCTCTTGGTCTGGGTAAGGAACTTCCCATGAAGTTGCCTGGCTAGTGTTGCCAGTGCCAGTTTGCGTTGCACGGGCAGCATTCTTAATCATGCCACCCGCTGGGAGCTTGATGTTACCGGAGGCCGTGAGGCCTGTACGCGCCGGGTTTCCGGGTGCGTTGTAGTTAAAGATCTGCTGAGCATCCGTAGCGCCCGCCAGATTGCGACCGAGAGTGATTTCGCGAGAGTACAGGACATCCCAGTACTTGCGATTGATTTGGGCGCCAAAGGTCGTGCCGCCTTGGACGCCTTCACCGTGAACTATGTAGTCCAGGTCTTCTTGCAGGAAGCTTGCGAAGCCTGCGGTGGAGTTGAGCGTGGTGCCCTGCTTAAGAAGCCGGTCCTTGACCAGTTGGTCGGCCATGAGCTTCTTAGGCCTGATAAGAAACAGGCTGTATTTGCTGAACGTTGGTTCATTTGTGATCATCTGCCACTTGAGGAGGCCTCCAGTGTGATAGATTTCGTTAGACGTTGCCGCCTCACGGGCTACGCCGAAGACTGCCTTCTTCGAGAACGCTGGTTGCGCAGCGAGACCCAAGTTATCTGCCCAAGGAATTTGCCCACCCGGCTGGCTTGCGCCATCAGGGTTACACGGCACATATGGTAGCGGACAGATGTAGGCCTGTACTCCGCCTGTAACGGCTTCGATACTGAGCATGTCACGTTGCCACACAGTGTGCACCTTAGCAAACTGTTTGCGTGACATTGATGAGAGTTGTCGAGACAGGGACATGATCTGCTTCGACTGAGCGCGCGCGCCTGTGCGACGCTTGACATTGCGGGCCTTAAGGACCCTGGGCTTCGATTTCGGAAGAAAGCGAGGCATGAAAAAGGAAGTGAGATGGTGTTTACCACTGCGTACCTTTTTAAATTGTGGTCATGCGACCACACTTATTTTTCTCCATTGCACACCAAAGTGGAGCAAGTGGAGCAAGAGTGGAGGTAATACTAATCTCCACTCTTTAGTATGAAAGTGAGAATTTCACAATCCAAGAAATGGTGTTTTACTTGGAATAATTACCCGGAGACCGGAGTGGAGCAAATGGAGCAAGCTTTACGCTTGGCCAATCTGCGATATATCTTCGGCAAAGAAGTTGGGGAGTCCGGGACCCCCCACCTGCAAGGGTATTGCGAAGGTGACAAGAAGTTCAGATGGTCTGAACTGAAACTGCCGGAGACCATTCACTGGGAAACGGCCAGAGGCACTAAGCGCGACAATTCCGAATATTGTTCGAAAGAGGGCAAAACTTATTCCCGGGGAATTAGAATGCCAAGAGCACTGAAAGTGCTTACAGACGATGATCTTAAGCCGTGGCAAAAAGAGATCGTCGAGATCATAGATACAGAGCCAGATGATCGTACGATTCACTGGTACTGGTCTGCCGCTGGGGGCATTGGCAAGACTACGTTCACAAAGTATCTGGTGCATGTGCACCAAGCTACACTGTTGAGTGGTAAGGGAGCGGATGTACGCAATGGCGTAATCAGCCACGTGCAGCAACATGGCGAGACGCCAGAACTGGTAGTGTTCCCTATCCCGAGGTCGTTCAACTGTGAGTACCTAAGCTATGAGGCACTCGAGAACGTCAAGGACATGTTGTTCTACTCTGGTA